GAAATGAGAGAATAAGGTTCGATTCCTTACACGTTTCAAAATATGTTTTGATTTGTAAATCTCATCTGTCCGAGAAATATGGTGGCAGAAAGCACTAATAGTTTAATAGTAAAAACGCTATTGCCTGTATGGCTACAAGTCACTGTACAGGAGCATTCAAGTCCGTAGCTTGATTAGTGTACAATTAGGTAGGCAAGAGTACAGAGATTAGTCATTAGACTTGTGTTTACCAGACGCAACTTTAGTGGAGCGTTGACATGATGCTCAGTGTAGAGAGTGGTGGAGGTGGATAATATTTAAACCAATGAACTATTTCAATAAATTAGTAAGTAATAATACAGGGGTAAGTTCTAAGAATTTTTTCTTGGTTACAGTAACTATTGCAGGTATCATATTGTTGTTGATACCAGCATTTGTATTAATAGTGGAGGTTATATATAATCACACGATAAAGACAGATTTGAGTGGTATGGCAGCTTATGTAGCTGCTGTTGCAGGAATATTTGCATCAGCAGGAGTTACAAAGGCATGGTCGGAGAAGTATGAAAACAAAAAAGAAGAAGAAGCATGATGGGAGAATTATTTACACCATTGATAAACAATATACATAAGACAGTGGTGGTAGAGGCAGCTGCCGGTAATAATGCAGCAGAACCGGAGGTTGATTTCAACTGCAGGTTCATGGAGTATCTGAATAAGCTTGAAGGTTTCAAGACAAAAGGAAAGAATTTGCATTGGGCAGCTCCTAAGAAGAATGTACATGAATATCTTGATTCACTTATAAGTGAAATAGGAGAGTTTCAGGATGGTATAGCAGAAGACTATATGGGTATCAACGGGCAGTTTCAGCCTAATGTTTTGAAAGGCTGTGAGAGTCAGGCATTGAATGCTTTTGACTTTATCAATGAATTGTCATGTGCAACAGAATGTTTTTATAACATGATTCCTGAATGCGTGTGTTATGCAGGCATAAAATCAGAAACGGAAACATTCATACATACGTTGAATAAGTATAAGTATCTGTTTAAGTTGTGTGATATAAAGCTATATTAATATGAGACAGGATATGATGAAGACATTGTGCAGTTCAAACATCAGGGAATTGGTGAGTCAAGTTAACAATTTAAATATTAAAAAGGAAGATATAGTATCTTTGTGTAAAGAAACAGAGCAGTATATTCTAATATATTATGGCAAATAATTTTCAATTGCCTGACTATAAGGCAGAAAAGCAGGCTCTTATCAACAAGGAGTATGATAAGGAAAAAGTTTATTATTGCAAAAAATGTTTATCTTTGGCAATAATTTCCACAGAGAGAGAGACGGAGAGTATAGATTTCTGTAATGATTGCGGTTGTACTGATATAGAGGAAGCCGAGAATATCAATGTGTGGGAAGAGATGTATGAGAAAAGATACGGACACAAATATGTTATAAAACCAAATAAAACAAAAAATAATGGCAGATATTAAAGAGAGTAAGAGACCTGAAAAAATGTCTTATGAGCAGCTTGAGAATGTTGCTAAACGGATTTCAGAGCAAAACAAGGAACTGTATTCAAAGTTACAGGAGCTGAACATCACAAATATGTTCAAGCGTCTTGACTATTTGTTTAAGGTAGTTGAGAATAAGTCGGCTTTTGATGCTGCATTCACAAAGAGATGTGTTGCGGAGATTGAAAGCATAATGACTTTACCTGCAGAACCTAAAAAAGAAAAAGCAGAAAATGATACAAAAACCAAATAATGTTATAAGAATAAAATGTCCTCTTGACAAAACATTCTTTACATATTGGCTTAGATTTCTGGAACCATTCCATAGTCTTACTGCAAGGGAAATAGATTTACTTGCAGTATTTCTGTTGACAAGATATAAACTCAGCAAGGTCATTTTGGATGACGCATTGTTGTCACAGGTAGTGATGAATGAGGATACCAAGAGACAGATAAGAGAGGAATGTAATTTGTCAATTGCTCATTTTTTAGTTATCATGGGCAAGTTTAAGAAGCATGGGGTTATTGTAGATAACCGCATAAATCCTAAATACATACCAAACATAACTGAAGAGAAAGGATTCCAATTATTATTTTATTTTGAGTTAGATGAACAGCTACAAAAAAGCAGTGGAGAAAGTAGCACAGGAGATGAACCTGTCGTATGACAAGGTTGATGCTATATACAAACAATATTGGAAAGTCATCAAGGAGATTATTGAGGACAGGGATTTCAGGAATGTCTATACTCAGGAAGAATTTGATGAACTGAGTGTTGTTTTCAGCATTAAAAGTCTTGGCACATTGACTTCATCGTATAATAAAGTAATGGAATATCATAGAAATATAGAATACAAAAAACAAAAATATGCTAAAAATAAAAAAGTTGACTCCGATGTTCACAGCGATTGTGACAACAATGGATAAATACAAGGAAGATGTAAGTGTGAATGGAATTATTGATGCGTCAAAGAGAGAGGGTAGCATCAAGGAATATCAGAAGGTCTTGTCGATTGGAGACTCGGTGAGAGGAATTAAAGTAGGAGATCTCGTATGTATTAATCCTACCCGTTATGGTATTAAGAAGCATGAGGAAGGTTCGTTGAAAGATGGTATTGTTACCGACAATCCGGTAATCACATACAATTTCAATGTCATTGAGATGAATGGCGAGAGCTGTTTGTTATTGCAAGACAGGGATATAGATTTTATCATAGATGATTATGAGGAAGTCCCTGATACATCAATAGTTATTTAAGATGTTGTGAAACATTTTAGTTAAAAGACTTGGGGCTTTATGTTCTGAGTCTTTTATTTTTTAAATACAAATATGTTATGTTGAAATTATTTAAATACGAAGGATACAAAGTTATCATATCAGAAGAGGCATTTACGTTGAAAGTCTTTAACACAATATGGAAAAGGGATAAGTCAAAACACAAGGAAACGGCAATGATGGAACTTGGATACATATATCATTTCTGTGACCCGAGAAGCGACTATCAGTATATTACAGATGACACACAAAGAGATTTGGCAATAAGGGAAGGAGAAGGAATACCCAAGAAATGGAAAGTTGATAAGGAACTTAAAGAGGCTATGGAATACTATAATTCTTTTAAACCGACAGCTGCCCTATTGCTGGAAGATACAAGGATTGCCGTAGATAAATTACGGGAGATGCTAAGGGAAATAGACTTGAAAGAGTTGGATGACCATGGAAAGCCTGTTTATACATTGAATACTATAACAGCAACTATCAAACAGATTCCTCAGTTAGTGAAAGATTTGGATGAAGCAGAGAAAGCTTTGAACACTGAGATGAAACAGGGAGGAAGAATGAGAGGCGGAAATGAAAAGACTATAATGGAGGATAGTTTGGATATATGATAGACATACCGGTAAATAAATTCCAGACACCGATAACAGAAGAGTTGTTGGGAGCATATCCACAGGAGGTGCAGGAAAGCTTTATAGATATGATGCAGAACATTCCTTTCTTAAGAAATCTTGCATCACCGAACAGACAGTATGCAAAAGACAGACCGAGAGATGAACAGGGAAGGATAATAGTTGACTTGGAAAATCCTCATATACTTGAGAATATGGATTATTTCAGGGAGCCTGCGCTGACATTCAAAAGGACAGGGATGTACACAACATTAAGACCAAATGCAAACCAGAACAGTGATTATGGCAAATGGATAAGAGAAGAGAAAAGAAGATGCTGGGAAGGATATGTTAGGAAGGAAGATGGCGAATGGGTGACAGGATACCTTTATTGGTATTTGAATTATTGTCCTATCATGCAGTCGGAAATAAGAGAAGGAACAAAAAGGGCAGACCGGGTAGAAGATTTGCCGGAGTCCTGGGAAGGAGTGTATTGGAGATTTCATTATATAGAACAGGCAGCAAACAACGGGAAGCATTGTGCAGAGTTGGCAAGCCGTGGTAAATCAAAATCATATTCATTGGCATCGATATTAAGCCATATATTTATATTAGGAGAGAATACGGAAGCACATGAAAAGGTAAAAGGCATTGTCACAGCATACAGTAAGGAGTTCCTTACGAAGGATGGTGTGCTGAATAAATTTGTTGATATGGCAAACTTCTGTGCAAAGACAACACAGTTTCCAAGAAAGAAATTGAAGAACTCAATGCAGGAGATGACATGGGTCATGGGATATAAGGACGTTGATTTGGATATTGACAGGGGTACACAGAATACAGTACTCGGAGTAGCCTGTCAGGATGATGAGTCAAAACTTCGTGGTAAGCGTGCAGCGAAGATATTGATTGAGGAGTTCGGATCTTTTCCTAAGTTGTTGGAATTATATAATACAATAAGACCGTCAGTAGAAGAAGGTAATATTGTATTCGGACAGATAATCATGGTAGGTACGGCAGGCGATGAAGATTCTGATTTCAGAGGAGCACAGGAGATTGTATATAATCCGATGGGATATAATATGTACGCATTGCATAATGTATTTGATAAGCCAAACCAGGGAAAGCCGTACTTCGTTTTTTTCTTTCCGGGATATGTAAACCGAAAAGGATGCTATAATGAAGACGGAGTTTCAGATGTTGTAAAAGGATTGTTGGAGATACTGAACAACAGATATAATGTCAAATATAATTCGACAGACCCTAACACTATAATAAAGACAATAGCCGAAGTTCCTATAACACCGGCAGAAGCCATAACAAAGGTTAAGGCAAATATGTTTCCTGTGGCAGATTTGACAGAAAGAGTAGCACAGATAGACAGTGACCCGTCTATATTGAACAATGTTTATGTAGGAAGATTGGAACAAGGCAAAGATGGAGCAGTATCATTTAAACCAACAGGAGATGAAGCCATAAGGGATTTCCCTCATAAGAATAATAAGATTGAAGGAGCAGTAGAGATAATGGCAATGCCGGAAATAGACAAGAAAACCAACAAGGCTTTTGAGAACAGATATATTTTAGGCTGTCTTAAAAAAGGAGAAAAGGTAAATACAGACAAAGGACTAAAGAATGTAGAAGATGTCACATTAGATGATATGCTTATAAACATAGATGGTAAGTCGGTAATTATCAAGAACTTACAAAAATATCACAATGAGGACCCTGTTTATAAAGTTAAGCTTGCTTCTATTTATGATACAACTACATTCAGTAAAGAGCATCCTATATATTCTTGTACTCCGAAAAGAAGATATAATAATTATAGAAAAGTGAAGACAGGACTACCGGAAAGATATTATGATTATGATTTTCAATTCAATAAAGTATCGGAATTGAAAGTTGGTGATTACGTGAAGACTCCTATTCCGTATAGATGTGAAATGGATATGAATGAATATAAAGAAACTGATATATGGTATTTAATAGGAGTGATATTAGGAGATGGATGGATAGAAAAAGATTACTCAATTCATATAGCTTTCAATGCAAAAGAGACGTACTTAATAGACAGATGCGGATATATTGTAAATAAATATTTCGACAGAAGATTTACGAAGAGCAAAGATAAAGGCACTTGTTATGAATATTCTTTTTGTAATAAAAAGTTTGCATTATTTTTCAATGAGAACTTTGGTAAGTATGCAGGTTTTAAACATATAGAAGAGAAAGTAAAAAAGATACCTTTTGCATATAGGAAAAATCTGATTTTGGGATATATAGATACAGATGGTTGTGTAACGAGAAATTCAATAAACATTGTAAGCATATCGAAAAGATTGTTGAATGATATACAGGATTGGTTCTTTTCTCTTGGAATTGTTTCAAGTATAAAAAAATTGCGTGACGAGGAAATTCAGATAATAAGAAACGCGGAAGTTCATACTAAGAAAACTTATCAATTAAACGTTGGAACCGAAGGACTTAACAAAATAAAAGATTGGGAATATACGGGAATGAAGCTTTTGAATTATGAAAAAGTAGAGATAACAAATCATAACAGAAATGACGTATTTGTTAAAAGTGGGTATATCTATCTGAAAGTCAAGCAAATAGAAAAAGAAGATTATATAGGAGATGTTTATAATTTTGAATGTGATACTCATACATTTATGTGTAATTATATTCCTACTCATAATTGCGATCCTTACGACGACGATCAATCGAATACGATGTCTTTAGGGTCTATTTTTGTTTTGGATTTATGGAAAGATGAATTAGTAGCGGAGTATACGGGGAGACCGTTGTATGCAGATGATTTCTTTGAGATATGTAGAAGAATGTGTTTATTCTATAATGGAAGATTAAATTATGAGTATAATAAGAAAGGACTTTTTGCCTATTTTTCCTCGAGGAATTGTGTATATTTGTTAACGGAAGTTCTTGATTTCTTGAAAGATAAACAACTTATGAAAGATGGCTATGGAAATAAATCAAGAGGAACGAATGCAACGGCTGCAATCAATGCTTATGGAAAGAGCAGGTTAAGGGCATGGCTTATGGGTCCTGTAATAACACAGCAGAAAGTAGATGGAAAGATTACCGATGTAACGGTGTCAAGATTATTTCAAGTCAAGAATAGGGCATTGTTGAAAGAGCTGATTCAATATAATACGGAAGGAAACTTTGATAGAATATCTGCAATGGGTATGTTAATGCTATTGAGGGAAGACAAGATGATATTGTATCAGAATAATATCAATCAGGACGATATTGAAAAAGCCAATAAAGACTATGCAGGAAATGACTCTTTCTTCAACAAGAACTACGATAAAAAATTTAATAATTTTAACAAATGGATATAATAAGGAACATTGTCTTGTCAAACAATCCTCCGGAAAAGCATTGTGGCTGGTTGAAGCCAACGGAAGACCATCGGTTTGAACTGTACTTCTGGGAAGCTAACGGTTGGTGTTTGATAGGAATATTACAGACGAAGAATATTGATTTTGAATACATTTCGGAAATAAAGGATATAACAATATAAACATGGCTAAAATTGCGAAAATATTAGTAACAGAAAATAAAGAAACCTTTGAGTTGTATCCTGTTACTTCCGTGAAAGCGGTTTATGATGAAAATGATGAAAGACTTGACAGTTTGTTAGATAAGAAAGTTGACATTATTCACAATGGAACTTTTACAGTAACAAAAGCTTATCAGGCTGTATTTAGTGTGCCGTTTGGTACGAGAGCTGTCTTTGTTGTAAATCAGGGAGGGCAGTCTGATTTAGAGACACTTACATTAAATGCTGTATCAAGCACATATTCTACTTTATATACAACGAACAAAGACACATTGTTCTATATGGATATATGGGGAGTCAGTGGTAAGTGTGTAGTGTATATGAAAAATAACGGAGGAGTGGAAAACTCTATAAATCTGTATTATCTTTCATGTGCTGCTGACAAGGCTAATTGGTCACCGACAGGTTCATATACAGACGAGAGTAATCTTGCAAAAGCTGTAACTTATTGGGACACAAGTATAAGCGAGAAATTTGCAACCTACACATATACTTCTTCAGACAGTTCATTGACTATAAACAGAAGTACTACTTCTGCTAATTTCATGGTAAATTTTGCAGGAGATGCTTTTAAAAATGCTGTTGAAACGAATGTCAATACAGTTATTGGCATGACAGACACGCAGGTTGTAAATGAGAATTTGGAACCGGAAGCAGAAGTAGAAGTTTTTGGCAATACAGTACCATTAGGAGTGGTAACAAAGAAAAGTGGTACAGAGACTGTTTATACATCAGCACCTGAGTATAAGATATATACACATGAACTACCACAGAACTCAGATATTTATTCTCATTGGTATAGGATGAATCTTCCCATGTCAGGTCAGATGAAAGTCGATATTACAGCGAATATCAATGGAGGAAAGGTACAGGGTTCTATTGAGTGTTGTTTCAGGAATGGAGATTGGCTTATGTATGCAAGTAATGCAACGATAGCTAAATATACAAGATGGACAAATACCAATGGATGTATGGCGATGTTTATTGCCAATTATTATTATAAAACAGATTATTCATTAAGAGTCCATAGATATGACCAGACTATAGGAGAATTATCTACTGATGATTTTATGCCTATATTGGCAACTGCCTCAGAGATAGAAGCTTTGCAAGAAATGATTTGTTTGAAGGAAGCTGCTATTGATACAACAAAATGGATAACAATATCATCAGACAATTATTCGGCTACACAGGCTTTTGTGAAGTCAAATCCTAATTACATATTAGCACAGTCAACAAAATATTCTTTTACTGATGCGTTGACAGATTCTTTTGTAATGCAGTTTGTCGCACAAGTTGAAGGAGCTACAATATCTATTTATGACAAGGACGGGAATTTAAAAACAACGTCACCTCAAATGTCAAAGACAAGTGAGTATATTCTTAATTATAATGTTACCGATGATACATTTACTTGGTCAGAAGAGGCGATGAGTGTTGCTCCGGTTACAGTATCTTTAAATGAAGGAACTCAGTACGGTTCAGATGTATTTGGCAATGTTGATGTTACAGTACCGGGAGCTATTGTAAATATTGTTAATAAGAAGCTGGATACGGACAAGGTTTGTGTGTCTGATGAGTTTGGCAATATTGTCGTTTCTACAATTACGGTAGATGAGCTTAAATCCTTGTCTGGAGTAATAACGAATTTACAAGAACAGATTGATGCTATAAAAGAATTTCAGAATGGAGTTAATGGTTCTGCTTACAATTACTATTGTGATGGTACAATTACTTTTGATGATAGTACTACTGGCACTGGCTATGTGTTTAGCAATAGAGGAATATCTAAGATAGAAAATGCTACTAAACTTATAATTTATAATGGGTATATAACAAACGCAACAGCTATTTATGGTAGAGGTCTAATTTCCGTTTTTCTTTATGATTGTGATGTAAAAGTAGAAATGCCGACATCATTTTTAAATTTTTTTAAAGATTGTACTGTATTAAAAGAAATCAATTTAAGTGGATTAGATTTTACTAATATAAATGATTTAGGATCTTCTTTTTCAAATTGCAGGTCATTAGAAAAGATAGAGTTTCATAAGCCATTATTCCATCAGAATGCTGATTTTTGTAATTTTTTTCATTTATGTTCTTCTTTAAAGGAATTATCTATAGAATATGCAGTAATGGGAGTTTATGCAAATTCATTTAATTATTTTTGTGAATGTTGTTCAGGATTGGGATCGGTTTATTTAAATTCATTTTCAAAAGAATCTGCAGAACTAAAAACGAATTTATTTAGTTATAGTTTTACCAGAGGTTTCGATAGATGTACTAACATGACAAAGTTTTATTGTAATAATCTTGGAATGGGTACGATAAAGAAAATAAAGCCAGACGGAGCTAATTATTATATATATAATAGTAATGAATTAGCGCACATGGGTTCTATTGATTATATGTTTTGTGAATGTTCTAAATTAAAAAATATTGAAATTCTTAATACGCCTTTGGGGCAAGGAGCAATAAGTTATACTGTTGATGGTGTTTATTTTGAAAGTAGCCCATTCAGTACGTCTATGAGTCATGTTTTTACCGGAGATACTGAATTGGAATATGTAATTATAGGAGAGATTCCAAGCGACTCTTTAAAAGAGAATAAGAAATCTGTGATCAGATCTGCTGGACAGGTTTCCTCTTTTGATTATTGTTTTAATGAATGTCATGCTTTGACAGATATTTCTCTTTATTTTGATGGAGGAATAGTGCTAAGTTCTACAAATAATTTATTTAAAGGATTATTCCAAAATTGTACAGCTTTAAAGAATATATATATATATATGTATAATATAGAATACACGGAAAGCAGTAGTCGTCAATTGATTTCTTTATCCACTACTGTTTTACCTGAAGTTTCTTCTTTTACGCTTGAATTAGGACCGTTTATTTTATCTGGACACTCGTCTCAATTTAGAAAAGTCGATCTTGATTTGTCATGTCTTTCCGGATGGGTAAATGAAGCATCTATTTATTCTTTTTTGGAAACTCTTCCTGTGCTTATTACAGATGCAAGAGGAACGACTGCTAAATTTTCTACATTGACTATTAGTTATGCAACTGATATATCAATTAAAAATAGTAGTTCTTGTACTGCAAGAAAGAACGTTTTATATCAAGGTGGATGGAATTTTGTTGTTGTATGAAAATAACAGAACATTTATTCTCTTGTACAGGTTTTGAAATCTGTATATCTTTATAAATCAAATAAGTATAAAAAATAATGGGTTATAATATTGTTAATTTTCCCCCGCAGATGTTGCCTTTAAGCAAGAAGAACAAGGCGTGGAGAAAACAGATAATGGATTGGGCAGACAATAAAACTTTCTTCAACTATAGTCTTGTAAGAAAGTCTGTTATGCACAAGAAAATCAATTATGACTTGATGAATGGGAGGCTGAAAATGTCAGATTTGTCTTTGATATTAAATCCAGAAAATTTACAAATAGGATATATTCCAGACAAAATTCAGCATTATCCGATAATCAATGCAAAGTTGAACGTATTACGTGGAGAAGAAAGCTCGCGTGTTTTTGATTACAAAGTAGTCATTACAAATGCAAACGTAATTTCAGATATAAAAGAAAAGAAAAAGAAAGAATTAACAGATAAGATACAGCAGTGGATTCAAGACACCTCAATGTCTGATGATGAGTCAAAAGGAAGATTGCAGTCGATAGCTAATTTCTTTACCTATGATTGGCAGGACATGAGAGAAGTCAGAGCAAACTGTTTGTTAAATCATTACGTTAAAGAATATAACATTCCTTTATTATTTAATAAAGGATTTATGGACAGCCTTATCGTAGGAGAAGAAATGTATCAATGCGATATTATTGGCGGAGAACCTACGATAGAAAGACTTAATCCATTGAAAGTTAGAATATTCCGTTCTGGTTATTCAAATAAGATTGAAGATGCAGATATGATTATTCTTGAAGATTATTGGTCTCCTGGTAAAGTCATTGATACTTTCCATGAGTCTTTGACGCAAAAAGACATGGACTATATAGAAAAGATGCCGGATAACATCGGACAGTCTTCTTCAGATTCTATGGATAATATAGACGAGAGGCATGGTTTCATTAACAACTATATGGTTGGAGATGAGATGACATCTCAAGAAGGTTTCTTCTGGGACCCTATGATGAATGCAGAAGGAGTCGGAAGTTCTTTGATGCCTTATGATACAGCAGGAAACCTTAGAGTCTTGCGTGTCTTTTGGAAATCAAAAAGACGTATTAAGAAAGTGAAGTCTTATGATGAGCAGACAGGAGATGAGATATTTAATTTCTATCCTGAAGACTACATTATAGATAAGGACAAGGGAGAAGAAGAAGAATTTTTCTATATCAATCAGGCTTGGGAAGGAGTGAAGATAGGAGAGGAAATATATGTAAATATGCGTCCGAGAACTATTCAGTATAACAGATTAAGTAATCCTTCAAGATGCCATTTGGGAATTGTAGGTACAATTTATAATTTGAATGATGACAGACCGTTTAGTTTTGTTGATATGTTAAAGCCATATACTTATTTATATGATGTCATTCATGACAGACTGAATAAGCTGATTGCCAGAAATTGGGGTTCATTGCTCAGATTGGATTTGGCAAAGAAACCAAAAGGATGGGATGTAGAGAAATGGTTGTATTATGCAAAGACAATGGGTCTTGCTGTTGAGGATTCCTTTAATGAAGGAATGGTAGGAGCAGCTACAGGAAAACTTGCAGGAGGTTTGAACAACGCTTCAACGGGAGTTATTGCGGTATCCGATGGTAATCAAATTCAGCAATATATAATGCTTTTGAATTTCATCAGTGAAGAGATGGCATCAAGTGTTGGTATTTCAAAACAGAGAGAAGGTCAGATAGCAAACAGAGAAACAGTAGGAGGTGTTGAACGTTCTACATTGCAGTCTTCTCATATTACCGAATGGATATTCAATATGCACGAGGATACAAAGAGAAGAGTTTTGGAAGTATTCTTGGAAACTGCGAAGATAGCATTGAGAGGAAGAAGTAAGAAATTCCAATATCTTATGTCTGACGGAGTATCAAAGATTTCTGATATTGACGGAGATGAATTTGCGGAAGCAGATTATGGTTTGTTGGTAGATAATGGAGAAGGTACGCAGATACTCAATCAGAAGCTTGATGGTTTGGCACAGGCTGCATTACAAAATCAGGCATTGTCATTCTCTTCTATTATGAAGCTTTATAGCTCATGTAGTATTTCTGAGAAACAGAAGATAATAGAGAATGAGGAGAATGCCAAGATGCAACAGGCACAGGAAGCACAGAAAGCTCAGCAAGACCAGATGGCTCAGGAATTACAGCAGAAAGCTGCATCAGAAGAAGCTGCAAGAGCACAGGAAGACCAGATTAGTATCAGAGAAAATGAGACTAAGGTCATGGTAGCTCAGATAGCTGCACAGGCAGAAAATCAAAAGTATATGAGTATGCAGCAGGATACAGAACAGAACGCATTCAAGAACGAAGAAAAGGATAAGGAAAAATTGAATGAAAGTATCAGGCAGTTTAATCAGAAAATGGAATTGGAAAAGGAAAAGTTGGATGTTAAGAGAGAACAAAACAAAAATAAGAAATAATGACAGGTCAAATTAAAAAATTGTTAGAGAAGGATTTACAGGGAGGCTATAAAAGTACAGACGTCTACCCTGTGACTTCTTTTAAAGCCGTCTATGATATTCATAACAATCAACTCGATGAAGTGTTGGCAAGAAAAAGTATTGTCAACATTTCGTTGTGTTATAATGAAGAGCATACTTTGGAAGAGCTGACATTGGAAGAAGCTATTGCAAAAGTCTACGAAGAAGACCGTTCTTTGGGATTTTTAGGCAGTTTCCTTTCAAGTACAGGATGGCAGGTATATAGATATATAGGAACAGATTTAGCTAATTGGCTGGACACAACACAGTGGGAATCAGGACTTGGCGTAACTTTATCACCGGTACTTGGTAATAATACGGACAAAGGAATTACTCAGAAAGCATTGAGTGAGTATATCTCTTTGAATAATTGGCGCAGTTTGTCTTCGGAAGGAGAAGTGACTTATAAATTAAAAGGTAAGTTTAGCGCAGGTGTTCAGTTTAGAATTGAATCTGATAATGTCGTAATAAACAGTGAAAATTCAAATTCTTGTATTTCAGTTGCAATTACAGATGGGAATGGCGACTTGCTGACTTCTGCAATTGTAGTCAAGGAATCTGAGAAAATTTCACAATATTTCAGTTCTACGAACGATTTACAGGAAATTAACATAACTGTTTCAAAAGTAAATATGCTTGTAGGAGATACTTGGACAGCAGATTTCAGAGTGTCAGATTACAGTTCTTCGTCAGAAGGAGATTTGTATATGACAGAAGCTTCAGGGCTATCTACAACATTGAAAACAGAAACAGGTTCAGTAACAGTGCCTAATGGTACAACCTACGCTTTAGATTCCAATAACAATGCTATTATTAAAGGAACAGACTCTCGTAAATATTATGAGATGAAATTAAACTATCTTAACAACTACGTAAGATTGTTTTCTTTTACAACAGATAATAACATACAGGTTTTTGTAAACAAAGCAGGAACGACTTTAGTTTCCGGAACTATTGAAGTATGCAAGAATGATGGGAAACTATACGCTTATGCTTCAAGCGAGAAACTGAGAGATTATTTCTATTACATGGAAGATGGTACTACAATCACTATTCTTTGTAAGGGAAGTGCAAGTACTTATGTATCAGCGTATTCGCAAAAGAAGATGACTGTTTTGAACACGGCTTATGTAACAGATACAGCTCCGGCTACATTAATTTACAGTGCATCGGCTTTCTATTGGAAGAGAATTACAGGGGTTTATTATAAAGATAATTATTCAAATATTATTGAAACTCCGTTTTATATTATAGACAAGTCCCTTGATTTTTGCTTTTCAGATGAGATAGCTTCAGCTCCGTTTGTATTGACATTTGACTCGACAGCAAATAATACAGTTATTTCGTTGAAAGATAAAGATGATACCATTAAAGCTGTGTCATTATCATTGAAAGCTGGAGACGAATGTTATATAACTTATGATGGAGCAAGTACTTACTCAGTCTCTTATTCTTTTTCTCAATCAGATAAATTGAAGTTGAATGGAATAGCAGAAGGGGCAGAAGCTAATGTGCAGTCTGATTGGAATGCAACGGAAGGAGATGCTTTGATTTTAAATAAGCCTACTACGATGGTTAATCCGAATGCGATGACTATTGGAGGAAAGACTTATGATGGTTCAGCAGCAGTTGATGTTACATTGACAGATTTAGATACATATTCAAAAGAGGAGATTAATGAAAAGCTCACGTATGTAATTAAGTATGAGAAAGTTACTGCACTTCCTGAAACGGGTGTTGTAGGAACTATCTATTTAGTGCCAAAGACGGATACGGGAACACAGGACTTGTATGATGAGTATATGTATGTAGATAGTACTTGGGAAAAGATAGGTTCAGTGGATATGTCGAATTACTACACAAAAACTGATATAGATACAAAGCTGGCAGATTATCCTTCTATTTATCCTAAACAGACTTATACATTGAATGTAGAAGCAGGACAGGGAACAACTTATCCTTATTATATTAGAAAATGTTTATATTCATTTCCTA